GCCACGCGCGATGAGCTGCGCCTTAAGTTTACGGGCGGTTGCCTCCAACTCTTTAATCTGTTGGTTGATGATGCCTAGGTTATCGATGATGTTCATATTAGTCCTTTTAGTTTCATTTCATGGTTAATTTGCATTACTAAACTTTTATAATTATACAGCATTACACGAACAAAAGTATCTCGTGTTGGTTTTTTTGGTGTGGCGGGGTGCGCCCTACCATTATGCACGTACATTACAAAGGCGTAGCACGCCTCTTCTTGCGTCTTACACCTGTCCTCGTGAAAGCACCCCTCGCACGGAAAATTTTCATTCATTACCCTTTTAACTACGCTATGGTTAATCATGCGTACTGTCCTTTTTTGTTTGCCATATCAATAATGCGCTCTAACTTCTCAAGGCGCTTGGATGCCATCTTAAATGCCTCTGACATTGCGACGGCTATCTCACGCTCAGTGTAGCCCTTGTTGACGCCACCACTGCCCCAGTTCATGCTGATGTCGGGTCTTTCCATCCAACCGTAGTTCAGTGTCACTTGGCAGATGCCGTCCTTGCACCAGTGGGTCGGTGACGTGTACGTGTATCTTACACGCCCCATAACCCTTCCAAGCTCCGACTCTCTCAAGTCGTCCATTACTTCCTCTTTAATCATTGTAAACTCCTATCTCTGCTGGATTAATCCATTCGGCATGAAGTCCATACCGCTTTAATGTGTCCGTAATCAACGGATTAATACCAAACTCCCAGTGGGCAATGTCAGGCCCCTCATAAAAACTAGCCCACATAATGTAATCCTTGTACCCCTCGTAGGCTGACCTACTACCCAAACCTTCAGCACTAATCTGAAAGTTCTCTAAGTCACTGCGCTCGTACACCGGCGCACCAATTTTCTTAAGTGCGTTGAATGCTAGTCTATGTGCTCGTTTCATAATTAAATTTCCTCCATTTTATAAACAGATGCGTCTGCTTGACCACCGTTGCCGTACATGGCTTGTATATCTAAATCATTAAGCAATGTTTCAGCGTGTTGGTCGTTTACCGCCTCTATATCTTTAGTGATAATTGATTTTACTTCAATATAAATTCTATACTTTTTCATGGTTGCATTCCTTTCTTTGTTATTAAGATTCTATTGTATCGATCATTTGGCTCATAAAGTGAGCCACTTATTTTTAATTAAGTATTCGTTGACAACTACGTCAATGTACTCTGTCTCTGAGTTCACTACACCCTGTGCAACAATGCCCTCGGCAATTTGACATATCAGGTGCCTTGCGCTTGCCCTTGGCATACCTTGCAGCAAGTGGTCCAACTGCCACCCTACCTCGATGGCTACCTCTTCGTCAATGTACGTGTTTGTCATTGCGCCACCTCAACGATTCTATACTGCTCTATGTCGTACGGCTCTTCCAAGTTGCCACCCTCAGAGTCAACCATCGTACTAGCAATGAAGTCCTCCAACTCAGCCTGAGCCTCTTCGTAGGTGTCATAAACCGTTGGCTCGCCTGTATCGCCGTCCGTCCAAACGTTTTCCCACCCGTATAAAAACTCTGTCTCTACGATGTACTTAGATGCCATATGCCTCTCCCTTATGAATGATAAATGTTGGTTCTTGGTAAACTAATTCATAACTTCGCACTGTAAACCCCTGACAGTTGTCTGTCATGTATTTCTTGAGTTCAGCCTCTCCGCCGTTGCAATAAAAGAATATATCGTCATCAGGCACGCCGAAGGAATCAGGTAGCCAGTCCCCTCCCATACCCTCTTCCTCGTCTACATTGGCGTCACCAAAACTAAAGTAGTAGCCGTCCGTCATGTCGCCATCGTTCCAAGTAATGTCGGCGTAAGCGCCTATTGGTTGTTTGTCAGTCATTTAATTACTCCTTGATTGGGTTATAAATTTCAATAAAAAGTTGGTCGTCGGACACGTACACGTCGTACCCAGCCTCTGCAATTTGTTCTGCGACCGTGTCAAATGACTCGTAGACTGCGTCCCATGTGCTGAAGTCCAAGCCCTCCCTGTCGATTTTAATGCTGAGTGTATCCTCCCACGAGTCCAAGACGTCATTGGCTTGGTCTGACAATTGCTGAGGCGTCGCGTCTTCTGCGTCCATGTAGTGTCCGTCCTCGTCATCACCCTCCTCGTACTCAAACCAACTGTCAAAGTGTGTGTACTCGATTGGGTTTACTTCCGGTTGTATGTCTAGTAGTGCCATTATTTAATCTCCTGTTTAATTTCATCCATTACTAAAATGGCTTGGTTAATATCTTGGTTGTCTAGTTCCCACTGCCCGTCGCTATCATTCTCCCTGTCTTCCAACCAATACTCGGCAAAGTCAATCATGCGAGTCAATGCGTTAAATTGCGCTTCTGTAATTGTGTATGTTTTCATTTTACACTATCTCCCATAATGTGTTAAGTGTGGCAGTCCTGTAGTGGGTACCAATGGTGGCGCCTACCATTTTGCCGTCGTAATTGGTCACTGAGTAACCGTACGAGCTGTCTACGGGCGTCTTGCAGACAAACCCATCAATAGATATGATGTACCGTGGATTGCCATTAATACTGTTAGGTAGTTTTACTAGCACTTCTAAAAGTCCTTCGTGTCTTGTGACGTTTTTCATGGTGGTATTCCTTTCTATTAATATGGTTCTGTTGCGATGCGGTAGTCCCACACTGCTAACTCGTCGGCGCTGATGCCGGCAAGGTAAGCCTGTGCCTGTGACTCGTTATAAAACCGTGCGACTATTGAACTGCCTAGCATGATGTAAAACATTATTCATCTCCTTGTACTGTTTCAATTCCTAAACCGGCGCAGATGGCTAAGAAACGGTCACCATTTGCCTTCTTTACTGCCAAGCGCTTGCGCTCTTCTTCTGCCTTGTCTACAGGCGCAGGGGCGTCAAACGTGATAGCCTCGTAGTGGTAGGGCAGGCTTACCGCCTCGTGAGCCTCAGCGCTCATTACGCGCTCGTAGCAAGCCTCGGCACGCTCTTGCTCTTCGCGTCTTGCTTGAGCTTTTGGGTCGTATTGTGCAAATGTCATAATGTATTTCCTTTGTTGTGTTGATGTATCTATTATCGTGGGTTATTTTGGGTTTGTGAACTAGGGGAAACCCTTAGTTCTCAAAAATTAATTCAAACTGTTTATTGAACGGCTCGAGGTCTATCTGCACGCTATAGTCCGTGATGCCCGTGTCCCTGTCGTACGGGTACACGTTGACGACAAACACGTCCTTACCCTCGTTGTCGTGGATGTTGACAGAGTAATTATTGAGAAAGTACCAAATGTCCCCGTCCGCGTACAGGTCATGCTTGCATCGATCTTTTATGATGTCCACTGCCTGTTGTAGTCGTTTAATGTTCATACCACCCCCTCTAGCATCAGTCTTGCCTCAGCCTCATTTTGAGCCTGATAGTCAGCACAAATTGGAAACTCTTCCCCGTTGTCCAAGACCGCAATCCAAGCACCACCAACAGTGGCGCGAATGCGCGGATTGTATCTTGGCTCTTGTTTGTATATTTCAATAATGTTCATGTTATTTCACCTTGTAGTAGCACTGCACAATTGAACGCGGTAAGTCCGATATGCCGGACTCAATAAATACTTGACTGCTAGAGTCGTGGTAGACGCCGTCTATGAGCGCCACGGCGTGACCGCGCTTGATTACTAGCCAATTGCCCTTGTTGTTGTCACGCGCGAACGTAGCGAGCGTTTGGCGCTTACCGCGCGCCAATCTAATCAAGGACGCGTCGGTCTTATTAGACAACTGCTTAAGCGCTTTTTCTGTCTTATCGCGCGTCATGCCTTTCTGAGGCTTGCGTCCGGCGGTGGCGCACACTCGGTGCACGTCCATGTAGTCCCGATTGAATGCTAGGCTTAGGGCGCGAACTACACAGTCATTACGCTCAACGTCAATCGAGCGGGGGTTGTTACATATGTATTGAAATTCGGTTTTCATATTATTACCTTTCAGCGTTGGTGTTGATGTCCACACAGTCGTCCATCTCGTCGACCATATCGGCACTGTACCGGTTACCGTCGATATAAAGGAAAACGTACTGCTCTTGGTCGCAGTCTTTTAACTGTTCGATTAGGTCTTTAACTTTCATATTAGTCCTTCCAATTGATGGTTATGTTGTTGGCGTCGCACAAGTCAATGACTATCTGCTCGTATACGTTAATGAACCTGTCACTAATTGAGCAGTCAAACAAGTCCGTGACGAACACTTGCTTGTCTGTTGTGTTGGCGTATTCTTTTAAGTCGTCTGTGGTTATCTTTAACATCATGTCCATGACGGTTTTATCTCTAAGTAATTGCTTTGGTAACATGGTAGTCCTTTCAGGTTGTTAGTCATCATCAGTGAGCGCATCACGCTCAGACAGTCCGGAGACTGTTTCGACTTGTTAATTATAATAACCGCGTGAGTGCGTTGCGACTGCACAGGCGACTTTTTGAACTATATTCCACTCTTGCTCAACGTCCTGTGCGGATTTATCTGAACCGTCGACAAATACATTGAGACCACTAACAAAGTGCTTGGTGCCGTTGATTTCAATACCCACACGAATAGAGTATTTAGAACCGAACTTGTCACCACCCGTCCAAAACACCTTACCCCAAGCGCCGTTGAGTCCGGAGTGTTTGCCTTTTAATCCTCTCACAGATGCTAGGACGCCTTTTTCAGCGCGTCTGCTTTGAATCTCAGCGCGCCTAGCATTATAGTCTGCGCGATTGCGCTCACGCATTGCCTCAACTTCAGCGAGTACTTCAGGCGTCGCGTCAACACAGGCACCGCCGTACATTGCACCGCGTGTGGTGTCATACAAAACGCGCTTGAGGGATTTAGTTTCGGCGTCCCAAACCATCGCGAAAAAGTCGCTGTCGTGATAGCCGTTTTCTTCAAACATGGATACTACAAGTCCAACATATGTTGGCGTGTTGGTTTTTGTTTCAAAGTCGTGCACAAAAATTGGCATATTAAAATCTCCATTGGTTAGTCATCATCAGTGCACGCCTCACGTGCAGACAGTCCGGAGACTGTTTCGACTTGTTTATTGGTAAATAATGTTCTCAGCGTACGCGATTAACTGTGCGTCTTTATGGTCAAGTGTTTTAACCAATTGGTAATCGTCGTCGATGAAATCATATATTTCATACTTAAACTGCTTTGTCTTTGTGTTGTACTCTAGCACGTCTGTGTCACCTACTTGCCACGTATATACATCATTGCCTAGTTTCTCAGGCAGTAATGCAAGTGGAACTGTTTTTTGTAAGTCAATTAATTTTAAGAATGTAAAGTTTGCCATGGTATGTATTCCTTTATGTTGGTTGGTTAGTACTGCCTCAAGCGCACTGTATCAATGCGCTTTGAGCACTACTATCTGTAGCGCAGTGGGCTACGGTATTAAGTGGATATGCGAGTCCACACTCTTAGCCAAGACTATTCGGTCTGTTTGTTAGGGGGCTGACTCGCTTGTTACCGTGACCCCTTTATACCCCAATGTATACTCGGAACTGCTATACGGCGGTGGTTTCCTCATTCCTACTTGGTAATACCGTAGCCTACTGCGCTACTGTTGTGGTCTTGAGCACTTCCTCATCCCACCTCTAGTGCGTTTCTATCCACTAGGCTTGCCTCATGATTAGCGTGCTAGGTACTTTAAGTCGGCACGCACAGGTTACGCCTGTGAGGCGGGCACCGCTCGGTGGGACTGTTGGTTTCGTTACTGCATGAACCGCCTGACCGCTTGCGCCTGCGGGGATTAGCCCCGCCCTTCCAATAAATACTATTGTAGTGATACGAACAGGTAATACAATAGGGTAAACCCTAGGTTACGCAAAATAATTAATCTTTATCACATTGTGAAATGTGTAATCGCTTTTAGATAATCCGCCCCAACTGCCTCTAATAAACATAAGGCTCTCAGGGTGGGGCATCGCCACACGGCGTTATCTCTGAGTGGGTGGTGCTAGGGTATCAACTCTTGCTTGCTCGTCTCCTAGGTGCCTCTATTGCGGTTTAAATGGCATCGTTGATTGGGGGGCTCTACTTGGTACCGCGACTGCAATACTTTCTCGCCTGTTGGCGTCCACCCCACCTGTCAGGCACTCGCGCGCGCGTCCGGCTTAGCACACTAGCACCGTGCCTGTCAAGCGCGCCCTGAATACCCACACTGCTAGCGTGGTTACTCTGCCTTGATGCGAATGAGAATCATTATCATCTAGGCTCGGTGCCCTCGTTAGCACTCAGGCTAGGTGAGTGCTAACAACGTGCACCAAGTTGGTGCGCCCCAGTGAGTACTCACTTACTTAGTGCCACCGCCCCAGTGAGTACTCACTTACTTAGTGCCACCGCCCCAGTGAGTACTCACTTACATAGCCTGTGTGCTAGTGAGCGCTCACTTACTGTGCACCATTTTGGTGCAAGGGTCCCTTTTTGCGCAGTCCGACACCCCTTGCGCGGACCCGGGGGGCGGGGGCGGAGGCCCCAACTGAAACGTTAAGTTTTTTATTTTTGCAAGATCCTACAATTTTTTATTAGGGTTTACCCCTAGCAACCCTGTCAACCCTGTCAAAATTGCCAGCAAATTGCCACACTTCTTTTGGGTCCCTTCTATACAAATCAAAGACTTAGCGTGGTCGTGCCACAGTAGGCACACTTCTTTTTATTTTTTTTTATTTTTTTAAAAAAAAGAATAAAAGGAGTAGGGTACCGACCTGGAAAACGCGTGGCAACCCTGTCAACCCTGTCAATTCAAACTTTTAGTTATATAGAATTAATTTTATATAACTTTTAGTTATACAGGCTGAAACGCAACAATTTGCGTATTAGTAATGATATGGCGATATTATCAACCCAAAGGGTGCTAACCCTTGACTACTGGAAGCTGGCAAGAGACATTAACCCAGGCGACATTGTGTTTGATCGGTTGGGCAATCCAGTCAAGGTAAAATTGGTTCAGCAGTTCCTTAGTTCTCATTGCTACCGTGTGCACTTTAACGACGGCACCGCAGTTGAAGGCGACGTTAACTTAAAGTTGTTAATTGAGACACCAAAATACCGGACAAGAACTTACACGTACAAAGGGGTGCACAAGTTTAGGCGCCCCTTGGTTAACAAATCAGCGCAAGACCTGTCACAAGAACCGCTGGTCACCAAACGAAATAGAAAAAAGTTCTCTGTCCCGACAACTACGGCGGTTAATTTTCCAACCCAACCGCTGCCAGTGCCGCCTTTTTTGTTTGGATTCTGGCTGTTTAACAAGCGGGCGGACCACACAATGAAACCGCCGGCCGATTATATAGAATTTCTTGAGCAAAAGTTTAAGGACAACGGCTACAAGCTAACGTGGCGGCATGATTCTGCGAGACACCACCGCGTTTACTTTGCGTATCCTAGCATCGTGTCGCACTTAGTCCCTAATATCCCAAATAAAATTCCGGATAATTACTTATTTGCCTCCGCGGAACAGCGCCAAGAACTACTCAGCGGCATTTTGCACTCAAAATCTAGGCTGTACAACAAAAACAAAAAACAATTTCGTTTTACATCACAGAACTACCACCAAGTTAGGCAGGTACAAAACCTGGCGGAGTCACTTGGGTGTAAAACAAACATAGAAACAAACAGAATAAATAAAACTTATTCATTAATTATTAGAACTAAACTGAAATTAATGGAAGATCAGGAGCCTGACAAGATAAGGGTCCATCAAAATCGCCGTTACATTTCTGAAATTGAAAAAATTAAACCACAGGCCTGCGTTTTTATCGAGACCGACGGGCCAGACAAGAGCTTTCTTGTAGAAGAAGGATTTATTGCATGTCTTTAACAGTAGAAAATGAAAAACTTTTAACAAAGTTTATTGAGGCGCGCCAGCATTGGCCAAAACCACAGCTCGACCTGCTTACTTGGCAGGTCAAATGGAAGCTGCAGGCACTTGAACACCAAAAGGAGCCGGAAGATGGAGAGTACGACACGTTTCTTATGCTCGCTGGCCGCGGATCGGGCAAGACGCACACAGCTAGCAATTGGATTGGGATTCGTGCTGCCACTTTTGATAATACTCGCTGGCTTGTCACCGCCCCAACATCAAACGATATACGTGCCACCTGTTTTGAAGGCGACTCTGGACTGCTCAACATTATACCAAAGTCCCTTATTGAAAGCTACAACAAGTCACTGTTTGAAATTACTCTCATTAACGGATCCATTATACAAGGGATACCCGCCTCAGAACCGGAACGTTACCGTGGAAAACAATATCACGGTGCCTGGTTTGACGAACTGTGTGCTTTTGACTATATTGACGAAGCATATGATGGTGTGCAGTTCACTTTACGTCTTAAAGACCCTAGAATTAAACGTGTCCAACAAATTATTACAACCACGCCAAAGCCAAAAGAACTTATTGTTGACCTAAACGAGGGAAAAGTTGGTGGCGACGTGTACGTAGCTAACGCTAGCTCGTACGACAACCGGGCAAATTTATCAGAAACATTTTTTAAGCAGCTAGAAACGTACGACGGCACCGACATTGGTAGGCAGGAAATCTACGGAGAGATCCTGGACCCAGAAGCCACCGGTATTATTAAGCGTAAACACTTCCGCATGTGGCCGGCTAACACACCAACACCGGACCTTGAGTACGTAATTGCGTCTTACGACCCAGCCACCTCAGAAAAAACAAAAAACGACCCAACGGCGTGCACAGTGTGGGGAGTTTTTGAACAGCGCGACGCAGGAACGGCAGTAATTCTTTTGGACGCGTGGGACGCGCACCTTTCTTACCCAGAATTACGTCGGAAAGTCATCGAAGACTTCAAAGAGGTGGTATACGGCGCGGATAATACGTTTGCTAAGGGCAGAAAAGCAGACTTAATCCTCATGGAAGACAAATCGGCTGGTATTTCATTAATTCAAGAGCTCCAGGGCGCGGGCGTGCCCGTCCAAGGCTACAATCCGGGCCGCGCCGACAAGGTACAGCGCCTAAATATCGTGGCGCCCTTGGTTGCTAAGGGTAAGGTGTTTATTCCGGAAGACCAAAAAGAGTCGACACAGTTCGCGGACTGGGCAAAACGTTTTTTACGCCAGGTTTGCTCGTTTCCAGAAGCCGGCGGGCATGACGACTACGTGGACTCGCTTTCACAATCGTTAAGAATCCTTAGAGACGCCGGCTGGTTGCAGTTAGATCCATTGCCCGCGCGAGACTACGACTACTCAGACGACATCGCAAGACGTAAATACATTAATCCGTACGCACAATAGGGCGGATTACGTGTAAATAACGTATTAGTTAAAATAAGGGTGCAAATTACCCTCCACATTCTATAATTGTCGGTTAATAAAAACCGGCAACCCAAATAAAAAAATCTATGGCACAACCACAAATTCCTATACAATCAGGTTCAAATCTTCCAGGTTTAGATCGAATAGATACTGAACAAGAAGACGCGCAAAAAGACGCGGATATGGAAATGTACGCAGAATCTCTTGGATTGGAAGATCAAGAGGTTGAAGAAGAAGTGGTAGAGCTGGACGACGGCTCAGTAGTTGTTAACTTTGTAGACAAATCAAGCCCACTCAAAGATCCTGAGTTTTATGCAAACTTAGCCGAAGAATTTGACGAAGGGTTTTTAGATCAACTTGCAGTTGAATATTTGGATTACATTGACGTCGACAAAGAAGCTCGCTCACAACGCGACAAACAATACGAAGAGGGCCTTAAACGCACTGGCTTGGGTAAAGACGCTCCTGGTGGCGCTACTTTTGATGGTGCTAGCAAAGTTGTTCATCCGGTAATGGCAGAGGCCTGCGTAGATTTTGCGGCCTCGTCAACTAAAGAACTTTTACCATCTGATGGCATTGTTAAGGCAAACATTAAAGGCACCGACGACCGCGGTAAGGTTGAGGTAGCCGACCGCAAGGTACAGTTTATGAACTGGCAGCTCACGGAACAAATTCCTGAGTACCGCGACGAGATGGAACAGCTCCTTACTCAATTACCTTTGGGCGGGTCACAGTATTTAAAGTGGCGCTACGACGACGAGCAAAGTCGTCCAATGTGTGAATGGGTTCCAATTGACAACATTATTCTTCCGTACGCGTCAACAAACTTCTACACATCACAGCGTGTAGCAGAACAGCAAGACATTACAGAAGACATCTTTATTAAACGTATAGACGAAGGTCTGTACCGCGACATTGACTCAAGCTACACATCCGACGCGCCGTTAAACGATCAAACACAATCTGAAAAAGCAAACAACAAGATTGAAGGCAAGTCTGAGCCATCTACCAACATTGATGGATTGCGTCGTGTCTACGAGATAACTTGCTTCATGCGTTTAGAAGAAGACCCAGAAACAGAAGGGCGCCGCGCACCATATATTTTAACAATTGATGAGTCAAGTACTAAAGTCTTGGCGTTGCGTCGTAACTGGGAAGCAAATGATGACAAACTTGAAAAACTCGACTGGTATGTGGAGTTTAAATTCATTCCCTGGCGTGGTGCTTACGCTATTGGCCTCCCCCATCTTATTGGTGGCCTCTCTGCTGCTCTTACCGGTGCTTTACGTGCTTTGCTTGATGCTGCTCATATCAACAACTCTCAGACGATGCTTAAGCTCAAAACTGGACGCGTATCTGGACAAAGTGACCGAATTGAGCCTACGCAAGTAATTGAAGTAGAGTCTGGCCCTGGCGTGACTGACATTCGTCAGATTGCCATGCCTATGCCGTTTAACCCGCCGTCAAGCGTATTGTATGACTTGCTTGGTTGGTTAACTGCCGCAGCTAAGGGCGTGGTAACTACGTCCGAAGAAAAAATTGCCGACGCCAACAGCAACATGCCCGTTGGTACAACACAAGCATTAATTGAGCAAGGTGCTAAAGTATTCTCTAGCATTCACGCACGCCTGCATCGCTCACAGGCAATGTCACTTAAAATTATTTCTCGTATTAATCATTGGTATCTCCAGGAAATGGACAACCAGTCTGGTACAGAAATTGAAGTACGTGACTTCGCATACAACAACGACGTACGCCCAGTATCTGACCCTAACATATTCTCTGAGACACAACGTCTGGCCCAAAACCAAGCGCTGCTACAGATGGCGTCTACCGCGCCCCCCGGAATGTTTGACATGCGGTCAGTATACAAGCGTATCTTAAAGCAGCTAAAGGTTCCAGAGATGGAAGAAGTACTGCCAAACCCTTTAGGCGCCAGCGAATCCAATCCTGCATTAGAGAACGTCTCTATGACGATGGGCCGACCCGCTGCAGCCTACCCCGACCAAGATCATATTGCGCACATACAAATTCACTTGGAGTACGCTAACAATCCGGCGTACGGTGGTAACCCAGTTATTGGACCAATATTTGCACCGCACGCGCTTGAACATATTAAGCAGCACTTAACACTACATTACCTGCAAGCAATGCGCGGGTACGTAGCCGAGGCTTCTGGTGGCAAAGACGTACTAGACTTGCACCAAGAAAAGCCATTGGATCAAAATGCTCAGAAGGCTTTGGCAATTGCGTCGCACATGGTGGACGAAGACTCAAAACAAAACCTTACACAGTACGTGCAACAGATTCAAGCACTGGCTCAAAAAGTTGCGCAGGCTCGTCAACAACAAGCACAAGCCGCAGCAGCAAACGACCCAACAGCAGCGGCAATTGTTCAGACTCAAATGGCAGAAACACAGCGCAAGACCCAAGAAGGTCAAGCAAAAATGCAAGCAGATTTACAGGCGTCTCAGCAAAACTACCAAATCAAACTTGCAGAACTGCAAGCAAAAGTTACGGAATTGCAAGCAAAGTACTCTACACAGACCAATATCGACAACCAACGCAACGCTACCGATATTGCTATGGCAAACATCAACAACGCGGCAAGAGAGCGTGTGGCGATGATTACAGCCGGCGCGCAGATGGATCAGCAGCAGATACAGTTAGACCACGAACAGAACATGTCAGCAATAGAAGCCATCAAGGCATCAGACGCAGACATCCGTCAGCATGGTTTAGCGGTTCAGCAAAAAGCGTTCCAAGCCGAAGCAGACCAAGTAAGTCAACAAGCAGACGCACAAAAACAAGCAGCATTAGCACAACAGCAACATGAGCAGCAAGCACAGCAACAAGCTATGCAGGCTCAAAATCAAGCAATGAACAGCGGCATAGAACACCAACAAACCCTGGAACAACAACAGCAACAAGCTGGGTTAGACCAACAAGCACAACCACAACCACCTACTGAAGGACAATAATGGCAACTAAAAAACAAGAAGGCGAATTAGGATTACGCCAAACTTACAAACAAACCGGTCACCTAGGAAACGGCGGCGGACCTGGTGAGAAAAATATTGACGCTGGTCCTGCTGGATCGCACCGCGACAACAACTGGAAAATTAGCGCATCTCAAGCTAAAACGCGTAATGCTGGAAAAATTGGTCCAGGTAAAAACCTTAAAGACATTGACGGCGGCAATTTTTATTAATATTTAGGGCGGATTTAATTCTGTCTACGTATTAGTGAAAATATGAAAGACTTTATTAGCGAAATTATCGGTCGCGTACGCGCTGAGTTAAAGGTTCAAGCAGACACCGTTACTGCGGGAACCAACATCATATCTTTTGATGATTACAAGCAATACGTTGGTAAGATTGAGGGTTTGCAACTAACTCTTGACATTATTGATGAAATTTTAACGGAAAGTGATGAAGAAGACCTGTAGAGGTCAAGGAGAGCAGCCGTATGGCAGCATTTGATTTAAATAGTAAAGACGAACCAGACACAAGATCGGAACTAGAGTGTTTTCCCGAGATTGACCATGGAGTCGAGGTAGCTGGCGATAGAGTTTTAGTTCAACTAAGACGCCCTAAGACAGCAAGTAAAGGCGGAATCATTTTTGTTGATGAAACCACCCAGACGTTAAAGTTTAACGAGACTGTAGCTAAGGTACGCCAAGTTGGCCCACTAGCATACAAGTCACCGGATGATTTAACGCCGTGGCCAGAAGGCCCCTGGTGTAAAGAAGGTGATTTGGTACGTACAATTAAGTACGGCGGTGACCGATTTGTAGTAAACGCAGGTGACGATGGCGCCCCAGTGGTGTTTATCACGTTGCAAGCTCGTGAAATCATTTCTCGCATCAAGAATTTTGAGTACGCGCAGAAAATGAAAGCGTTTGTAGATTAACTTTTGTAGAAAAGAAAAAAAATGGCAGAAAATGAAAAAGATGTTCCAATTAAGGAACGTGAAGATGGCTCAGTCTTAGCCAGGATCGAAGAACCAGAAGGTTTTGACGACGAAGAAGATAAAAAAGAAGGCGGAAAAGTAGAAAGTTCCGACGAAGACCGCGATGAAGATGATGTTCACGCCGATGCAGATAATGAAGCAGCGGAAGAAGGTGAAACAGAAGACGATCGTGAAGCCATTCGTGAAGCCAGACGTGAAGAGCGTAGACTTAAAAAAGAATTAAGTAAGCAACGCGAAATTACATCTAAAAACAAGATTAGCGCACTTGAGCGCAGAAATGAAGAACTTGCTAGGCGTTTAGCGGCTGTAGAAAATACGGCGGCATCGTTTCAGTTTGCACAAATTGACAAGGCAGTGGAAGATGAAGCCACCCGTGTTGAGTACGCAAAAATGAAAATGATGCAAGCCGCGCAAGAAGGCAACATTGCAGCTCAAATGGAGTACTTGGAAGAGCTAACAGACGCTAAAGGGCGTTTGCAACAAGTTCAACAGTACAAGAAACAACAACTCGAAACAGCTAGGGCCCCCAAGCAAAACGTTCCTAACCCAGCGTCTACAGAAGTACAAGAAAACGCTACAAAATGGTTAAAAAAGAACTCTTGGTACGACCCGCAAGCTCGAGACACAGATAGTAGAATCGCCAAAGTAGTTGACCAAGAACTCGCAGCCGATGGTTGGGATCCTAGCGATCCTGAGTATTGGGATGAGTTAGACAGTCGTTTATCAAACCGCTTACCACACCGGTACTCAAGTAAAGGTGGAAGTAATAAGCGTTCAGCGGGCCCATCAGCCTCTAGCAGAACCGAAAATTCCAGTGGTAATAAACCAGGAACAATTACGCTATCACGCGATCGCGTACAGGCAATTAAAGACGCCGGCTCTTGGGATGATGTTTCTAAACGAAATAAAATGATCCGCGCGTACGCGCTGTATGATCGTCAAAATAAAGGTTAATCAAAATGGCAAATAACAGAATTAAACGCGACTTAGAAGACCGCTTAGCGGATAAAGCGCAAGAAGTAGTAGCCGAAAGAGCAGTGGTCGGTGAATCAAATTTAGCACGTCGTGAACGCCTTGATGCGTTTAGAGACAAGTGGGCAAACAGTGCGTTGCCCGAATTGGAAAACGGGGTTATTCCTGGATTCCACTTGTGTTGGTTATCAACAACCAATACTTACGACAGTATCGACAAACGTATGGCATTGGGTTATGAGCCAGTTAAAGCCTCAGAATTAGGTATAGGCTTTGAAGGACTGGGCAAAATGAATTCAGGCAAGTTTGAAGGCTGTGTTAGTTGTAACGAAATGGTTCTCTTCAAGTTACCAGAAGATGTCTACCAAGAAGTGATGCGCATGCTCCATCTCGAGGATCCTCTCGAGCACCAGAAAAATATCACCGCTAACGTGCGTGATACGGCTCAGGGCAATAAGGGCGGACGTTCAGTCTTGGAAGGTGGTCTATTGGAAATGGAAAAGGAAACCGCTAAGGCGAATAATAAAAACATTCGTTTCTCTTAACATTCTTCAAAAAACAAAGGAAATACACAAATGTCAACAACATTTAAACCCTTTGGCATGAAGCCAGCATATCACCCTAATGGTCTTGACCGCGCTGTTCCGTTTGTAGGAACAAACAGCTTTGTCACAGGTACTTCGGGTTATAGTGCGCCTTATGTGTTGAGTTCTGGACAGTCTTTTTTCCAGTATCAACCAGTTGGCGTTAATGCTTCAGGTCAATTAGCAATCGCTGCTACTTCAGCAGCAACTAGCCCTGTATATGGCGTATTTGACGGTGTAGAATATACAACCGCTGAAGGTCGTCGTACATTAGGTAAATCAATTTCTAAAGTTTCTTTAGATGCAGCTACAGATATCGTGTTCTGGATTTTCCAAGACCCACAATTAGTATACGAAGCTCAAGTCAATGGTTCCGCAACATCGGCTTCTATTGGACAACAATACAACTTCTCTGGTGCAACTGGCTACACAACTGCTGATGGTTATACTATCGGTGTTGGTGGTGCTGGTTTCTCTACAACAGCATTAGCTGCCACTCCAGTTGGCACAGGCGTACAAGGACAAGTTCGTGTAGTTGGTTTAGGCCGTGCAGTATCTTACCCAGCAGGTCAGTTAAATGCCTGGGGCGATGCTTACACGATTGTTCAAGTACAGATTGCAAATAACACGTTTGCAGCTCCAAAGACTTCGGTCTAATAACGAAAGGAAATAGCAATGGCAACTCCAATGCGTAGTACCGACTTTCGTGCGGTAGTCGAACCGATTATCAACGAAGTCTTTGACGGTGTATATGAACAACGCGCCGATGAGTGGAAGGGATTCGTAGAACAGATCCAAGGTATTCCACGTAACTATCACGAAGAAGTAATGCTCTTCGGTATGAATGCTGCACCTGCGATGCCTGACGGAACTCCTGTCAGCTATGACCAAGGTGGTACATTGTACATCACACGTTTTATCTATCAAATCTATGGCTTAGCGTATGCTTTGACCAAAGTATTGATGGAAGACGGTGATCACATCCGTATCGGTAGCACTTTCGCTAAACACTTAGCTCAGTCTATGATTGAAACTAAGGAAACCCTCTGCGCTAACTTGTTGAACTTCGCGTTCACGGCTGGCTATGTTGGCGGCGACGGCGTTACATTGGTCAACACTGCTCACCCAATTGCTAATGGTCAAACATACAGCAACCAATTGAGCACTGCTGCTTCTTTATCACAAACTTCTGTAGAGCAAATGCTCATCCAGATCCGTTCAGCTATTGACAACAATGGTAAGCGTATTCGTTTGCGCGCTGAGCAGTTAGTAGTTCCACCAGCACTTGAGTTCCAATCAGAAGTAATTCTGAAGTCAGTTCTCCGTTCTGGTACTGCTGACAACGATCTGAACCCAATTAAGTCTACTGGTATGCTTCCAAAGGGTACACACGTTGTAACCCGTTTGAGCTCTTCCAAGGCTTGGTGGGTACAGACTGATGCAGAAAATGGTCTCATGCTCGTTATGCGTCGTCCAATGGAGAAATCCATGGAAGGTGACTTCGAGACTGATTCTATGCGTTATAAAGCAACTGAGCGCTATGCGACTGGTTGGCATGACGCACGTAACATTTACGGAACAGCAGGTTTGTAATCCAAACCTTCGTAATAACAGAAAAGCCACCCACAAGGTGGCTTTTTTGCATTTCGGGGGCGGCTTTGCCCTGTTTAGCGTATTAGTAAATATAGGAAGAATCATCCCATTCTGACCGCCGAACTTCCCGGATGGACGACTTAGAGACAGCTTGGGATACCCACTAAGATAAGGAATTAAACATGTCATCAACCTTTACAGGCCCAATTCGCGTATTTAAGCGTAACAACCCAACTAACGACGGTACAATTGCTCCGGACAACACAGGCGCATCACGTATCTCACAACAACAATATTTTGCTCCAATTACAGCAACTCGCTTAGCTGGCGCAATTCCTACATTTGATGTTGGATCAACAACAGCAGTTCCATTTGTATTACCAGCCGGTGCTATCATTGAAGGAATCAGATTTTATGAAACTTCAGCTCCTGCCACTTTAACTGGTGGTGTGATTACTGTAGCTATTGCTATTACTGATCCTACAACAGGTGTTATAACAACTACTACCCTTGGAACTTTTACTCCAGATACAACTGGTGGTGTATTTACATTGACTGCTCCTGCTACTGCAGCTAACGCAGCAATTTGGAATAACATCGGTACTCTTGATGCAACTATCACATTTACCGCAACTGCAATCACAGTTATCACTGGCACATTAGCCGGCACATTCTCTGTTGATTACACAGCACGTAACTACGACGGTTCTATTACTCCAATTGGTTCTGGTTATACAAATAACTAATTAAGACGGCGGGCTAGTCCCGCCACTTTTAACCTTTAGGAGAAATAATGACAACATTAAATGATGTAGCCGCGTCGCATTTAAATGCAACCGGGCAAGCCTTTACTGGATCTGGTCGTATTGGAGGATACCAAGTAAAACCTGGCGGTACTGCGGGTTCAATATTGTTTTACGACAATACATCTGCAACTGGTACACCGTTAATTGAATTAGATATAACAACCAACACTGCAATTATTGCAACATTAATTCCAGGAACTGGTATTCGTTTTTCTACGGGATGTTACGTTTCATTACCAGCTTCTGCCGCAATAACAATATTCTGGGGATAAACAATGTCAGTTTACCTTGATACTCGAGGTAATTCTGTCTTGTCCGTGGCGGTCTGTGACCGTTGCAACAGAAAGTTTGCCTACGTTGACCTTATGCCCGACCCAAATTTTCCTGGGATGCGGGTGTGTAAGGACGACCTAGATGTCTTTGACCCATGGCGTTTGCCAGCAATTCAAACAGAAAACATTGCACTAAGATTTCCACGCCCAGACGTTTCTGTTGCCACTGGACCCATTGGTGGCAATCAAATTATGACAGAGAATGGTTTTACAAATCAAAACTCTATTTTTATTCAAGGTGTATCACCATTTAGTGGCAATACACAAGGTGACCTTAATACATTAAGCAACACACCACCAAACACCCAAGTTTTATTCCCGTATATTTATACAGTAACTCCAGCGTCTGGTCCACAAGCGGGTGGAACTTTGGTTACACTTATGGGAGCAAACTTTACTGGTGTGACCTCAATTACATTTGGTGGTGTATCAGCAACATTTTCGTTAGTTAACTCCACTCAGATAATTGCAACAACTCCGGCGTATATAGTAACTGGTATTGTTGACGTTAGTGCATTATCTCCGTTTGGAACTGCCACCAAGCATGGTGGCTACACATATACATAGAACATGGCCGATCAGTCGATAACCCAATTACCAGTTGCCAATACCGTTACGGGTAATGAGGTAACTGTATTAGTGCAACAAGGCGTAACAAAACAAGTGGCAATCGCGCTGATTGCTAATGCTGTTGCACCTGGCAAGTTTATTACGAATGTCACTTACAACCCAGCAAACGGCGATTTAACATTCTATTACAGCGACGGAACAACGTCTACGGTTGGTCCAATCTCTGGTTGGTCTGGGTACTCCGGAATGTCTGGGTTCTCTGGCTACAGTGGTAGCACGGGTGCGTCTGGTTACAGTGGTGCAACAGGTGCATCTGGCTACAGTGGTAACACGGGCGCGTCTGGCTATAGTGGAGAATCTGGTTACAGTGGATTTAGTGGGGCAACAGGCACCAGCGGATTTAGTGGTGCAACAGGCGCTAGTGGTATATCGGGGTTTAGCGGGGCTTCTGGGCTTTCAGGCTTCTCTGGCATATCTGGGTATTCTGGATCAGGGATAAGTGGCTACAGTGGCTATAGTGGCTTCTCAGGGGCATCTGGTTATAGTGGCTCCGGTATCTCTGGCTACAGTGGCACTTCTGGCGCGTCTGGTTACAGCGGTGTGTCTGGTCTTTCTGGTTTTTCTGGTGAATCTGGTTACAGTGGTTCTGGTGTGTCTGGTTATTCTGGCTACAGCGGGTTTAGCGGCGATTCTGGTTATAGTGGATTAGGTAACTCTGGTTATTCTGGCTACAGTGGCGTGTCTGGCTACAGTGGCTCTGGTGCATCTGGGTATAGTGGTTTTTCTGGTATATCTGGATACAGTGGCTCTGGCATCTCTGGTTACAGCGGTTACAGTGGTTTTTCTGGTGAATCTGGCTACAGTGGTCATAGTGGTGTATCTGGCTACAGTGGCTCTGGTACGTCTGGTTACAGTGGATTAGGTGTCTCTGGTTACAGTGGTTTTTCTGGTGAATCTGGCTACAGTGGTTCTGGCGTATCTGGATATTCTGGCTACAGTGGTTTTTCTGGCGAATCTGGTTACAGTGGCGAATCTGGATACAGTGGTGACTCTGGTATTTCTGGCTACAGTGGTTCGGGTAATTCTGGCTACAGTGGATTCAGCGGAATTTCTGGGTACAGTGGTTCTGGAATTTCTGGATATTCTGGCTACAGTGGGTTCAGTGGTGACAGTGGCTATTCTGGCTACAGTGGCTCTGGAATTTCTGGGTTCAGTGGTGACAGTGGCTATTCTGGCTACAGTGGCTCTGGAATTTCTGGGTTCAGTGGTGACAGTGGCTATTCTGGTTACAGTGGAGAGTCTGGTTATAGTGGACTAGGCATTTCTGGTTACAGTGGTGAGTCTGGTTATAGTGGATACAGTGGAGAGTCTGGTTACAGTGGCGAGTCTGGTTACAGTGGATTTAGCGGAACACCAGGAACTTCTTCAACATCATTTCCATATCAAACTAATACAACAGCATTTTCTGGTTACCCAGGCGATGGTTTAATTTTATGGAATAACGCTACACAAATTAGTGCAACGCAAATTTCAGTTTCTCATTTAACAACCGCAAATATTGACATTGATATTTTCTTAGCTTTAATTACACAAACCGAAAATTTTACAATTCAAGACAGCACTAGTAGCGCTAACTTCCAAACATGGGAAGTAAACGGGACACCTACTAACACAAATCCAGGAGCAGCTAATAGTTATTGGAATTACCCAGTAACTTTGGTTAATTCGAATGGCACAGGAACAACGGGCTTTGCTAATAATTTAAATGTTATCCTTGCGGTTACTAACGGGGTAAGCGGATTTTCTGGTTACTCTGGTTACAGTGGATTAGGCTTATCTGGCTACAGCGGTATTTCTGGATATAGTGGAGAATCTGGCTACAGTGGCGTGTCTGGCTACAGTGGTTCTGGTATCTCTGGATATAGTGGTGAATCTGGATATAGTGGTTCTGGCATCTCTGGCTATAGTGGCTCTGGAATTTCTGGTTACAGCGGGTTTAGTGGTGTATCTGGCTACAGTGGAGGGGCAGGAACAATCGGCACCTCTGGTTACTCTGGTTATAGCGGATTTAGTGGTATCTCTGGATTTACTGGTAGCTCTGGTATCTCTGGCTATAGTGGCTATAGTGGGGAGTCTGGCTATAGT